GAATGACTCGCAACGTCTTCGAGAAAGAGCGCGAGGGCAAGAAGAAGGAGGAGAAGCACGTCCTTTCGCACGAGGACGTCAAGGGCATCGTCGCTGACGCCATCAGAGGCGGGTCCCTCAAGGAGGCCGTCGAGGAATACGCCGTCAAGCACGGCATCGACAACATCGAGATCCTCTTCCCGGACGCTCGTAACGTCACCGACACGCCCGAGTTCGACGCACGTCGAGTCGAGTGGGTCGCCGGCGTCATCAACGGCACCAAGCACTCCCCGTTCTCGCGCATCAAGTCCCTCGTCGCCGACCTCACCTTCGAGGAGGCCCGTGCGAAGGGCTACATCAAGGGCAACCTGAAGAAGGAGGAGTTCTTCGGCGTCTCGAGCCGCGTGACGACTCCGACCACGGTCTACAAGAAGCAGAAGCTGGACCGCGACGACATCATCGACATCACCGACTTCGACGTGGTGATGTGGCTCAAGGCCGAGATGCGTCTCATGCTCGACGAGGAGCTCGCTCGGGCGGTTCTGATCGGTGATGGTCGTGACGTCGCCGATGACGACAAGATCAAGGATCCGGCGGGAGCTCCGGAAGGGGCCGGCATCCGTTCGATCCTGTACGAGCACGACCTGTACGCCGCAACGATCACGGTCGACGATGCGGCAACGGGAGCAGAGATCGTCGACGCCGTCATCACGTCGATGGGGTACTACAAGGGGTCGGGTTCTCCGACTCTGTACACGACGATGGGTTCCGTCACCAAGTTGCTTCTCACTCGTGACCAGTTCGGCCATCGTCTGTGGAAGAACATCTCGGAGCTCGCTTCCGAGATGGGAGTCTCGAACATCGTGTTCGTCGAGGTTCTGGAGGACGAGCCGGATCTCTTCGGCATCATCGTCAACCTCAAGGACTACACGATCGGTGCGGACAAGGGTGGAGAGGTCAACTTCTTCGACGACTTCGACATCGACTACAACCAGTACAAGTACCTGTACGAGACTCGGGTCTCCGGTGCCCTCACGAAGATCCGGTCGGCTCTGGTCATCAAGAAGTCGGGTGCGGGCCAGACACTCGTCACGCCGACGGCTCCGACCTTCAACAAGTCAACGGGCGTCATCACCATCCCGACCCAGACCGGCACTACCTACAAGCGTGCCGATACGGGTGCCACTGTCACCACGGCGGCTCCGCCTGCTCCGTTGACCACCGGTCAGGAGCTGACGATCACTGCCGAGCCGAGCTCGACGGCGTACTACTTCGAGAACAATGTCGACGATGAGTGGAACTTCTCCAAGTAACGTAGATGGGAGAGGGTGTCCATGGCAAGGTTCTTTGGTCGTGTCGGTTATGGTGAATCCGTAGAAACTGCGGCCGGCGTATGGAGTGACGTAATCGTAGAGCATTCGTATTATGGCGATGTCGTTCGTAATGCGAGAAATCTTAAAGATGGCGACAATCTTGCTCCTGATCTTAGCGTTCAGAACTTGATCAGTATCGTCGCGGACGAATACGCCAACGATCACTTCTTTGCCATTCGCTATGTGGAGTGGATGGGGACTCTGTGGACCGTTACGGAGGTCGAAGTTCAGAGTCCTCGTCTTCTCTTAAGATTGGGGGAGGTGTACAATGGGCAAACGCCTGGAACTACAATCTCTCCTTGAAACCTTCACTGAACACGTGTATTTCCAACCTCCAACTAATGTTCAGCTGCAATATCCATGCATTGTTTACCAACGAGACTTCGCACACACGCTATATGCCGACGGACGTCCGTACAAGAACACGACAAGGTATGCGATTACCGTGATTGATCGTGATCCTGACAGTGACATTCCCGAAAAAGTTGCCGAAATGCCGATGTCCGCGTTTAACCGCTTTTTTACAGCTGATCAACTCAACCACGATGTCTACGTAGTGTACTTCTAAGGAAAGGAAGGACATGGCCCCTCTCACATGGGACCAGGTCGGCGACCGGGAGTACGAGGCCGGTGTGGACCGTGGAGTTCTGTACCTCCCGGATTCTGCGGGCGTGTACAACACGGGCTTCGCATGGAATGGTCTCACCACCATCACAGAGTCGCCGTCCGGTGCGGAGTCGAATCCGCAGTTCGCGGACAACATCAAGTACCTCAATCTCCTCTCGGCCGAGGAGTTCGGGGCAACGATCGAGGCGTTCACCTACCCCGACGAGTTCGCCGAGTGCGATGGCACGGTCGTACCCCATCCGGGAGTGGCCGTGGGTCAGCAGGGCCGGAAGCTTTTCGGTCTGAGCTACCGGACGAAGGTCGGAAACGACATCGAGGGAACGGACTTCGGCTACAAGCTCCATCTGGTCTACGGATGCCAGGCCGCTCCGTCGGAGAAGGCATACGCCACGATCAACGACTCGCCGGAGGCGCTGGCGTTCTCTTGGGACGTCACCACCACTCCAGTGCCGGTCACCGGTCTCAAGCCGACCTCGCTCATTGTCGTGGACTCGACGACAGTCGATCCGGCCGATCTCGCATCCCTCGAGGCCCTGCTGTACGGTGCCGCTTCCGTTGTGGCAGCTCTGCCGACTCCGGATGCTGTCATCGCTCTCTTCGCAGGTCCCTGATCTATAACAGGAGACTGGAGAATGCTCATTATCGTAGTACCTGGTGTCGAACTCTTCGACGAGAGTCAGCAAGAATTCACTACAAGAGACGACGTAACTCTAGAGCTAGAGCATTCTCTGGTCTCACTGTCAAAATGGGAGTCCAAACACGAAAAGGCGTTTCTCGGAAAAGTCGAAAAGACTACGGACGAAATTCTCGACTACGTAAAGTTGATGGTGGTGACTCCCGAAGTTCCAGAGGAAGTTTTCGCCAAACTCTCTGAACAGAACTATGAGGCTATCAACGAGTACATCGACGCCAAGATGAGTGCCACATGGTTCAACGAACCACCCGGAGCTCCAAGAAGCCGAGAAATTATTACCGCGGAGTTGATCTACTACTGGATGATCACGTTTCAGATCCCGTTCGAGTGTCAGTACTGGCATCTGAACAGATTGTTCACCCTAATTCGTGTATGTAATGTCAAATCGGCCAAGCCGAAGAAGATGAGTCGAGCTGAAATCGGAGCTCGTAATCGCGAACTCAATGCTCAGCGTCGTAAGCAGCTGGGTTCGAAAGGATAGAGAGGAGGTGACGTGGCAACTCTCACATGGGACAAACCTGGAGAACGGATTTACGAAACGGGTGTCGATCGCGGGGTGTTCTACCCCAAAGATGGTCCAGGAGTAGCGTGGAACGGATTTACTGGGATCGAAGAATCCCCTAATCCGGAACTGCAGTCGTTTTACAACGAGGGAATCAACTATTTGAACAATTTGGATCCGGGAGAATTTCTCGGTAAACTCAAAGCTTTCACCTATCCGGATGAGCTCGAGCCGGTTCTCGGTATCGTAGAGCTTTCTCCAGGATTTGTGTTTCACGATCAACCATCGAAAAGTTTCGGTCTGACGTATCGAACCCGGGTAGGCAGCGACATTGAGGGAACAGATCACGGATACAAGATTCACCTTTTGTACAACCTTCTCGCCAATCCTGACAGCATCTCGTACGCCAGTCTGACAGATTCGAATGTTTCTCCTGTCGAATTTGCCTGGAATCTCATCGGAACTCCCACTCGAATCATAGGATACCGTCCTACGGTTCACGTCACGATCGATTCAAGAAAAACACCTATTGAAATTTTGTCTGTGTTGGAAGGAATCTTGTACGGAACCGACACGGCAAATCCAAGTCTGCCTCCTATGTCGGAAGTAGCCGAGTTGTTTGGCTATCACGGCGCTCTGATCATCGTGGATCACGGTGACGGATCGTGGACAGCCATCGACGAGTCAGATACGTATATCAATATGATTTCGCCAACCGAATTCTCGATTCACGATGCAGATACAACGACCGTCGATCCTGATACCTACACCATCTCGTCCACAAACGTCAATGCGGGTCCCTAGGAGGTGAAATGGCAACAATTACTGGTCTCACAGCGGACAGAATGCTCGAGATCGAAGGGGAATCCGTCGTTGGTGGCATCATCGATGGAAGCGGACACCTAATTCTCCAGAAATTCGATGGAACAACAATCGATGCAGGTCTAGTTCGGGGTCCAGCCGGTCCTTCGGGTCCTGTGGGTCCTGCTGGGGGCATGATTCCCGGTGAAGTTCGTATGTGGTCAGGCACAGTTCTTCCTGTAGCAGGTACATACGGAACGTGGGTCTGGGCCGACGGTTCGTTCTATAACGTTTCTGATCATCCCTTGGCTGCTGGAAATATCGGCGCTCAGTGGAAAACTTTCGATGGTTCTACCGACCCTGGCGCAGGTAAATTCCGAGTTCCAGATCTTCGAGGACTCGTAGCGGCTGGTTTGGATCAAATGCCCGGCGGTGCCCGAGCTAATCGAATGACTCGTACAGTCGCGATCACTTTGGCGACCAAAACTGGCGAAGAGACTCACAAAATCGTCGTAGCGGAGATGGCCGGCCACGGACACTCGATTAGCTCTGTTGGTGATCACCAGCATACCGATAACTTTCAGGTGGCTACACTTGGACAAGCTGGTTCATCTGGTGCTCAGGGCAATGTTGTAATTGGCCTTACCAATCCCGGAGCAATGACCGGTGCTGCCGGAGGTCATGGTCATAGCGCCGGCAATACTGGTGGAAATACTGCTCACGAGAACGTGCAGCCGACGGTCTTCGTGCCGTACATCGTATATTTGGACGGCTAATATGAGAATCGAGCTTTCGGGGAGTCTCGTCCAGCCTGATCCTCTACTTATTCGATATTCGGCGAACGATACCTTCCTTCCGGGAACCTATATCGATCTCGGATATACCCATTTCGAGGTCATTTGCATCGGCGGCGGAGGAGGAATGGGTGGTGGAATCAACACGGTCAATACCGGAACTTTGGTCAGAAATTATGGCGGAGCAGGTGGTGGAGGAGGTCTTCATCGTGTCCGCGGCCTACTTTCAGCTCTTCCGTCTTCATGCCCTGTTGTCGTTGGTTCCGGAGGAAACGTCGGAGCAGGACATGCCAGTGACCCTGCCGCAACTATCGATGGTAGTGATGGAGGAGCTTCCACCTTCAACAGCAATACTTGCCGGGCCTCCGGTGGAAAAGGCGGTAGGCGAGCGCAATCTAACTCGCTTACGGTTTCTACCCAAGCTAATGGAGGTGATGGTGGAGCTGGAAATCGTACGACAGCGGGTGGAGGAAGCCCTGGAGGAACTGCAGGAACTCCAACAGCTACCGGTCCTGGAACGCCTGGAACGGATGCTACAGATGGAACCTACTTTAACAACGTTGGCAAAGGAGGTGGAGGAGGCGCTGGCGGAGTTGGAAAATATGGCTCCGGGGGAACAACCTGTGTAGCAGGAACAGCCGGAGGTAAAGGTGCTTACAATCCCGCAGATCTCTCTGTCTACGGACCTGGTGCCGACCCAAGTACCGATCCAGATAGTGGTTCGCTAAGTGTCGTTCCTGGGGGTGCAAGCGGTGCAAAAGCTGCGCCTCTTAATGGGCTTCCAACGGTCTTTGGGAAGTCGGCAAGCTCTCGAATTCAGAGTGATCCGGGAGTCGTTGTCGTACGTCTCACAGCGGAGTAGATCATGGGTATCGTGATCAAGACTACTGGATCCTTCGATCACGTTGAGGCCTGGTTGCACCGACTTAGTAGGCTCGAATTGGACAAAGTTCTGAACAAATACGGAACTATCGGCCAAAATGCTCTATCGAACGCTACGCCGGCAGAAACAGGGCTCGCCGGGAGCTCGTGGGGATTTCATACCAAGTCTGGGCCGGGATATTACTCGATTATCTGGACGAACAGCGACATCGAGAACGGATTCCCGGTAGTTGTCATGCTCGTATACGGTCATGGAACTGGTACGGGCGGATACGTTCAGGGGCGCGACTTCGTCATGCCTGCAATTCTTCCGATATTCGAAGAAATCGCAGCACAAGCGTGGGAGGAGGTGACTAGGATTTAATGGCGACTATCGATGACAAAGTTGTATCAATCTCATTCGAGAACAGTAAGTTCGAATCGGAGGTCAAGCAAACTATCGCATCGCTCGAGAAGTTGAAGAAATCTATGGAATTCCCCCATGCCGGTAAAGGTCTGGACGATCTCGGTAGAGCGGCGGGTCGCATGAATCTTAGTCGCATCGGACAAGGCGTCGAGGCGATTCACGGCAAGCTGAGCGCTCTTTCTGTAGCTGGTCTCGCTATATTTGCCAATCTCGCTGTCGCGGCAGTCTCTGCGGGTGCGAGAATCGTCAAGGCCTTCGCGCTCGATCCGATTATCCAAGGTTTTCAGGAATACTCGACGAATCTGAACGCTATTCAGACGATTCTGGCGAATACCCAGGCCTCTGGAGCAACGCTCAAGGACGTCAACGCGGCTCTGCAGGATCTGAATAGATATTCAGACAAGACGATCTACAACTTCAGCCAGATGGCCAAGAACATCGGTACGTTCACGGCCGCTGGCGTTGATTTGAAGACTGCTACTGCTTCGATCAAGGGTATCGCGAACCTAGCGGCGCTTTCCGGCTCGAACGCGGATCAAGCTTCGACTGCGATGTATCAGCTTTCGCAGGCAATTGCCGCAGGTTCGGTGAAGCTTCAGGACTGGAACTCAGTTGTCAACGCGGGTATGGGAGGTACCGTCTTCCAGAGAGCTCTTGCGCAGACCGCTGTGAAGATGGGCACTCTTTCGGATGGCGCCGTCAAGCTGTCCGGCAAGATGAAGAACGTCAGCATCAACGGCGAGGCATTTCGTCAGTCTCTGTCGACGCCGGGAAAGGCTTCTTGGCTGACATCCAAAGTCCTGACTAAGACTCTCCAGCAGTTCACCGGTGATCTGTCAGATGCGCAGCTGGCCGCCGAAGGTTTCAACAAACAGGAAATCAAGGCAATTCAGCAGACTGCCAAGACGGCACAGCAAGCAGCAACTCAGGTCAAGACGATCTCGCAGGTCTTCGATGTTGCCAAGGAAACGATGGGATCTGGATGGGCTAATACGTTCCAGATCATCTTCGGTAACTTCACTGAGGCTCGAGGAACGTTCACGGCCCTTTCGAACGCGATCAACGGATTCATCAATACCAACGCTCATGCACGCAACAAGGTTCTAGCTGACTGGAAAGCTCTCGGAGGACGCACGGTTCTGATCAAGGGGATCAAGACGGCGTTTCAGAATCTGGGCGACATCATCAAGCCCATCAAGGATGCGTTCCACGATATTTTCCCGCCAGCCACAGGTAAGAGCCTCTTCAAACTGACCCAAGGATTCGCTAAGCTCGCTGCGGCTATCAAGCCGAGTCAGCAGACTGTCGAAAATCTCCGGCGGACTTTCCGTGGAGTTTTTGCCATATTTGACATCGCCGGTCAAGTAATCAAGGGCGTTGTGACGATGTTTGGTCACATGTTCAAGATGATTGGCGCAGGTAAAGGCAATTTCCTCGACTTTGCGGGGAGTATCGGCGACTTCATCGTCAAGATCGACAAGGCACTCAAGAAGGGAAATGCGCTAGGGAAGTTCTTCGGGACGATCGGAGATATTCTCGGAGCTCCCATTAGACTAGTTCAAGAGTTCGCAAGCGCCCTTGGCTCGATGTTCAGTAAATTTTCCCCGGGGGAATTTTCCGGAAAAATCAAATCAATGGGCAAGTCCTTCGAGCCTCTAGGACGATTCGTCGACGCCTTTGCGCGAGCATGGGACAAGATGATCACGGCGATCAAGAAGGTCGACGTTACTCCGCTACTCGACGGAATCATCAGAGCATTTTCATCTATGGGTCAGGCTTTGAGTAATGCTGTTTCGAACATCAATTGGGACAGTGTATTTACAGCGGTTCAGACCGGTCTCTTCGCTGGCCTGGTTCTGATGTTCAAGAAGTTCTTCGGCAAGGGATCGTTCGAGGATGCTCTCGGTAAGGCCATTGGTGGAGCTGGTGGGGGATTCCTCAATAACTTCAAGAATATGTCCAAGTCGATTTCTGGATCGTTCGATGCTCTTCGTGGATCTCTTGTGGCCATGCAGAACAACATCAGGGCGAAGACTCTTAAGGAAATCGCAATAGCGGTTGGACTTCTCGCCGGATCTCTTGCTGTCATTTCGCTCATCAACCCTAAGAAACTCAACAGTGCAATGAGTGCTATCACCATCACGATGGGAGAACTTCTCGGAGCGATGGGCATCATGAGTTCGATTAGTAAAAGCGTCGGATTCATCAAATTGCCGTTCGTAGCAAGCTCGTTGATTCTGCTCGCCGGGGCCATGGATG